AGTTTCCCAATTTCATAATTACACAAACGGAAATGTACGTTGGAACGACAATTGAAACTTGAAAAGGCTGGCAAGCGCGTGGAGCGAGTCTCACAAGCGGAGCGAAACTGACGGAGCTACCTGGTGACGTGTCCTGGAAAAAGAAAAACCCCTGGGATGTTCTCCAGGGGCTTTTATGTTAATTGTTAGCGTGACGAGAGTACTTGTAGAGGGAAGAAAAGCAGAGTCTAGATACAGAGAAAGCTAACGGACGATGAAAAATCACGAGAACAGCTAGCAGAGCATGATAGCGAGTATGCAACTTTGCCATGAGGTTATCCCTCCAAAAAATGCCAAGGAGAGTTTTTAGGCTCTCCCTGGCTTGCGACAGGGTAATTTCAGACCGCCCTGTCTAGGTTAAAGGGGCATTCCCAAAATGCTTTCCAGGGCCTTGAGGGTCGCCGTGTCGCCGTTGGCCTTGGCCTCCTTGGCCTTTTCCAGAAGGGCCTTCCCGATGCTCACGACACCAGGCTCCTTCCCCTTCAGTTCCAAGCGCGCTGCATTGATGCTGTCAGTGTGCGCTTGCGCGACAGCCAGCTCGAAAACCTTCTTTTCTCCCCACATTGAAATTGCTTCCTGCAAATCTTCTGGATCAGTGTAATCGTAAGTCTTCTCTTTGTAATCCGGTGTGTCCTTCTTGCCAGTAGCAGCCTTGAGTTGCACAGTCTTTGCCATTGTCCTTCTCCTTCCCGTTCTGTTGTCAGAGAACCAGGCTAACGTGGGACAATTCCCACGTTAGCCTGCCGTGCTAAAACCCGAAGAAATTGTCTTGAATCGTGCTATAGTCTGTTTCCGAATCCCATCCCGCAACGGGCCTTAATGCCATTTCTTTTCCCAGTTCCAAGCTACCGTGAAGAAGCATGTTCTGGTAAAAGTTTACTGCCGTTTCTTTGTGCAATGCCATCTTGCTAAGTCTGATCCATTTCTTGTCGCCGTACTCGCGTCCGAAAAGACTGTATACACGTTTCATTCCATGTTCACCCCCTTTCCTGTTTTGTCGTTCGCCAGCTTACAAAGACAATATAGGGCGCACTGGCAAAATAGTCAAGGGGAAAAGTAAATTCTTTTTGCGAATTGTGGCACACGTTATGCTAGCGCTCACACGCCACCAGGTTTCACCCGTGCTGCATATTCTTTGTGCAACATACCTTTCGCGCTAAGATGTCATACCTTGCGACAAATAGTCAAAGCCCTGGTACTTACCACGAAAAGCCCTAACATGTAAGGGACCGTACGGGGGACCGGAAAGCGTCCGCGACAACGACGCTAAAGCCCCGCTCCTATAGCGTAATCATTTCTAACCTTGCCAACATTTCCTGGCAATGCCGCTTACGCGGCAATTACAGTAAAGACTCTACACTTGACTTTTGTACGGCGGCGCGTTACACTAACGGTAACAAGGAGAAACCGCTACGCGGCATCGCTGGAGATAACATGCGTGAGCTTATTGAAAATAGTCCGTTGTACAAGTTGGCGCTGGAGTTAAAGCATGGCAAAGCCGTGGGGGATTCTCGTAGATCAGACTCAGGTGGAGATATTCGATCGTTATACGAGCGGATACTCGATCGAAAAAATAGCGATGCTCCTGGGCCTGACAACAGAGGTGGTGCTGGGGGTCGTTAGGTCCGTGCCGTTTCAAGCAGACCTGAAACTGCTCGAAGATGACATGGAGTACCACCGGATCTACTCACCCGCTGCACGAATATCGCGCCTACAACATAAAGCGATTGATGTCCTCGTCGATGAGATGGACAAGCCGAATGGAAAGTTTCGCCTTGCTTCTGCTCAAGATGTGCTTGATCGCGGTCGTGATGTGCCTCGCTCGACGAAGACAATTCAGCAAGGCGACGTTATACCGGCAGAAGCCTTGTCCTTTGTGGCACAGGTTCTGAAAGAAGTTGGAGGAATCGCTATCGAAGCGATGAAGGCTAGCCGGGAACCGGAGCCTATAACCATAAATGCCCAACCAGCCCTCGAACCTTAGCCAACTCATCAGCGCAGCAACGACCGCATCCGGTACAACCGCCGGGCCAAATACCTCTCCTTCGACTCTCTCCTCGAAAAACGACACACGAGACCAACTCCGCGATCTATGCCGGAACAACCTTTACTTCCTGTGCAAAGGCGTCCTCGGCTTTAAAGACTTTAGTCCCGCGTTACACGGACTCATGTGTCAGCGTGCCGCTGACCGTACAGCAAAGCGCCAGGTACAACTCTGGCCTCGAGACCATTTTAAGTCCTCAGCCTTCAGCATAGGGATGCCGTTGTATGAGTACATCAACGATCCAAATGTCACAATACTACTTGCTGGATCAACCGCGACAAACGCTTCTCGTCGACTCCGACGAATCCAGATTGTCTTTGAAAAGAATAAACTTTTCAAGTGGCTGTTTAGTGATCTTATCCCTGGAGACTTCAGTAAACGATGGAATGAGCAAGAAGCATTATGTCCACGTACCGAGGATCGGGTCGAACCAACCTTTGACACTATCGGTGTCGGAGGACGCGTCACCGGCCGTCACTATATGATCAAGATCACAGATGACATGGTCGATGAGACCTGCCTCGACAGCGCGGGCTTCCCATCGAAAGTCGCAATGGACGCGGCCTCGCAATGGTTCGATTACTGCGAGTATCTGCTCGAAAGCGAGCATACGTCGCGGGACATCGTCGTCGGCACTCGCTGGGCTCGGGAAGACCCGTACGACCGGATCATGAAGGACGAGCGGTATCGAGTCGAAATCCACGCTGCTGATGGAGGTTGCTGCCCCTCGCACCCCGCAGGCCTTCCTATATACCCATCCAACTGCTACCGATGCGATACACTCGGTCCTCATGAGGGTCCAGCACATAAGATCATGGGCTTCTCGCTCGAGTACCTCTCGGTCCTCCAGCGGAAGGACCCTGTGAAGTATGCGCTCCAGATGCGGAATAACCCGGTCGATCCGGGCATCACAGAGTTTCGCAAAGCGTGGGTCCAGAATTTCAAATGGCTCGAAGACGGCCAGGCAATGCTCTGTGGTGGGAAGAAGGTGAGACTAGGTGAGTGTAACACATACCTCGTCATCGACCCCGCGTTCACGCGAAAGGCGAAAAACGATCCTACAGGATTCCTGGTTGGCGCGAGAAGTCCGCAGGGATATCGACTTATCCTTGACGCTTTCCAGTCTAGAATGGACCCGATTGAACTTGTGGACGGCATCTATTCTAAATGGCGACAGTGGAGGCCCTATGAGGTCATCGTCGAAGAGGTCGCGGGGGCTAAATTCATAACCCCTTTTCTCCGGGAGCGAGCTGACAGAGACGGGATGTACATAAGAACACGATCCGTTGTACCTGGTGGCGACAAACCGAAACTGGCGCGAATACGAGGGCTGGTCGGCCCATACTCGCGGATGGAAGTGTTCATCGCGCCAGGTCTCGTCGACTTTGTCAACCAGCTCCTAGAGTATCCTAGCTCCCGCGACCACCTCCTCGACTGTCAAGCCATGCTTGAGAGCGACGGACGCACGCCATATAGCTATGAGGAAGAAGGTGAGATGCAAGACGAGGAGGACCGCACACTCGACGGCATGTCGCCAATCACAGGATACTAAGATGCCATACCGTGTGTCTGGAAACAAGGTGCTCCACAAGAAGGCTGGCAAGTGGTCTGTCAAGCAAACATGTAGCTCGCATGAGAACGCCGTCAAGGCTGTACGACTTCTTCACTCGAAGGGCTACGGCTCAGGAGGAAAGTGACATGAAGCGCGAAGCTCGAAATAAGGCACATGCACCGAAGTTGCACACTGAAGTTAAGGGCGGAGGAAGCATCACGCCGTCGGGTCACCAGGTACCCGTCGAGCACGGCCCGCGCGGAAGCAACAACTCTCCCGCCGGCGCTGGTCGCAACGCGGACCTTTCTGACTTCAGCCGTGAACAAATGAGGGGAAAAGGCTAAAGTTCAGCCTTTGAACATATATGAGCCCACATTTCATCTCACCACATTTCACCGAGGAGGAACTTCGTTGCAAATGTGGATGCAAAACATACGCGATGGACTATAAGCTGATCCTAATGCTCGAAGACGCTAGGGTGAAGTCTGGCGTTCCATATTTTATCTCATCCGGCTGCAGGTGCCCCGCGCATAACAAGGAGGTAGGTGGAGCTGCTGACTCCGCTCATCTAACAAGGGTAGATGATGGCGAATTTTGTCAAGCGGTTGACATCGAAACAGACTCAAGTATCAAACGATTCCACATCATCCGCGGGCTCTTTGCAGCCGGATTTACCAGACTCGGCTTTGGAAAAAATCAAACATTCATTCACGCAGACATTGATTCAAATAAACCTCAAAATGTTTTCTTTCAGGAGTGATCAGAGGATGTCGGAGGAGTTAGAAGGTCAGCAAGAATTTAATCAACGACTACTTCCAATGATTCCTCAAGGCGCTCCTTGGTGGGTGCAGACGGGGCTTATTATTATGTTTTGGTTGGGTCCAGCATCTTTGGTTGGCGTTGTGTTTCTCTCGATGTGGTCAGGCTGGCTCCCAAGTCCTATTACGGAAAACCAAAAAATCTTAACTCGACTTGAAACGAAATTCGACACCGCTATTACCAGAATGTCCTCTGAGACAGACAACCGACACAGGAACGATGAGAACGTGGTCCGACTCCTACTCGCAACCTGTCGAAACGTTGCAAAAAATGAATTTGACAAATCACAATGCGACGGGTACTGGAGGCGATGACTCATGCGGTATATTGTAATGTTGCTTTGCGTCGTACTCCTGTCGGGCTGTGCGATTTACCAGGCGAAGACGATGGAGGAGAACATCGCCCAAATTAAGGCGCTTGACGGCTCTGGCTGTATCTACTTCCGCGGCAACTCGCGCCCCTGGGCTGATGTGTCTATGCTGACGGTCGCCACCTGGGGAAAGAATGCCCCTAAATATCTAGACTGTCTCCAGAACATTCCACCGGATGCAAGGGCGTTGCTTCCGTGAGGAGGTTGCTATGTCGCTCGTAAGTTTAGTAATTGTGCTGATTGTAGTTGGAGTACTTCTGTGGCTGGTGAATACATACCTGGCGGCGGTCATCGACGCGAAGATCCTCAAGATCATCAACATCGTGGTAATTGTCGCCGTGGTACTCTGGCTCTTGAGCGTCCTCGGTCTGTTCGACTCTATTGGGTCTGTGCGAGTGCCAAGGCTGAGGTAGGTTTGGTGATGTCCTCACCAGGTATGGGCGACGGCCCCTAGAAGTCCGCAGCAAATGCCCAAATGTACGCAAAGTTCTCTGGGGGGTTCTCTCGGCCGTCCACAATCTTACGAACTGTCTCAAAAATTTCCGAAGGTTCTTGACAGAGAGGGCCCTGGGAGCTGAGCAATGCCTAACTTGACTGAAACCGGCGAGCAAGTACGAAACTTTGTCCAGTCTGTTGAGATGCCTTCGAGCAAAGAGCAGAAGATCGCCGCTGCGATTGCCGAGGACATCCGTATGGCCCGGATTGCTCGTGAGACTCTCGACCGAAAGATCGAGAAATGGACGAAGCAATATGAGGCTGTGCCTGAACAAGATGTGAAGATGTTCCCGTGGAAGAATGCCTCCAACGTCGTAGCACCTCTGATCGGAATTGACACTGATGCTGTCTCAGCTCGAATCATTGCAGCGCTGCTTGGTACTCCGGATATTGTTTCTATTAAGAGTATCCGCCCTGACTTGATGAAGCAAGACATGGTAGAGCCTCTCGCGCGGTACCTCAACTTTGCAGCGAGGCAGAAAGACGACCTCGACACGGAAGCCTGTCTCGATGATCTCGTTCCTGATACCGTGTTAAACGGCTTGTCGTTTGTGAAGATTCCATATGTGTACGAAACGGAATATGTACCTGACTTTGCAGAAGATCTCAGTCAAGTCAAGTATCGCAAGATCGATAAGCATAACGGCCCTCAGCATATCTGGGTCTCGATGACTGACATGCTCTGGCCGGAAGGTACAACAGACATTCAGAAGTGTCGTTGGATTGCTCAGCGAACCTACATCGAGTGGTGGCAGTTCCTCGAGCGAGTAAGCAACCCTCTGTTTGGATACAAGGCGTCTGCGCGTGAGAGGCTAAAGACTTTCCTCTCGAGAAACAACTCTTCGTATTCAGAGAAGCTCGACGCAATTATCGGATTCACCGGCGAAGCAGAAGAGCGTCTCGAAATCTACGAGGTCTACGTTCGCGCGGACTATGAGAAGATTGGCGACTTTAGAAATTATATCGTCACGATTCATCCAGAGTCGGAGACAATTCTGAAATTCGTCAAGCATTTCTATGCTCACCAGCTTCGACCTTTTGTACCCTTTGTCTACAAAAAGCGTAGGAAGAATCTTGTTGCCGCAGGTATGGGCAACCTGCTTGAGAGGCTCCAGGATGGTATCACAGCGTCCCTAAACCAAATGATCGACAACAGCACCGCCGCAAACACCATTGTGCTCAAGGTTAAGAAAGGAGCACTTAAGCCCTCGGAAGAAATCTACCCGATGAAAAAGTTGTACATCGACGGTGAACTGACCGACGTCGAGCAATTTCGTCTCGGTGAAAACGCTACAGGCATGGGTGCCGCCATTTCTATCCAGCGCGAATTTGCCGAACGTCGGTCAGGAGTAACTGACTATCTGCTCGGAATGGAGTCGCCTGACATTGGAACCCGTGCAACTGCTGCGGGAACGATGTCTCTGATTCAAGAAGGCAACCGGCAGATTGATCATCATATCAGGCTTTTCCGACAGTCGATGTGTGAGGTCTGGAGGCAGACGGTCCAGGTATACCAACAATTCGCACCTGTGCGGAAAATTGTTGGAATGCTTGGGCCGGATGCCGCACCTGTGATGCAGCTCATGCAATTCCCGTCAGAGTATATATTCGATCGTGTGCAAATTAGCGTTTCGCAGACGTCCTCGTCTACGAATCGCGAGATAGAAAAGCAGAGTATGACTCAGCTTTTCGGAATGCTGATGGGATATTATGATAAGGTTACTTCTGTTGCTGCAGCTTACAGTAATCCGATGGTCCCTCCGATTGCAAAGGCGGCTATTGATAAAGCTATTACGGCATTGAATGAGTTGCTCGTGAAGATTATTAAGACCTTTGAGATATACGACGTGGAAAACTTTATTATCGAACTCGGTGCTCTTGAGCAGCAAATGTTGCAAGCCGGCATAATGCCAAACGGCGTTCCGCCGCCACCTATGATGTCACCGCAAGGAGGTCCGCCAAATGGCCCTGGAAATGGAGATAACAGAGGAGGAAAAGGAGCGACTCAAGGAGCTGTTCGAGGACAGCAAGGTATGGCCGGTCCTCCGCAGATGGGCGCAGGTGCAGCGCCTGGCGGCAATGGAGGAATGCCTCCGCCTGTCTAACTCAGAGAACACAATTCGGTACTTCCAAGGCGTCAGATACGGCGTCAATGTGTTTGAGGTACTCAGAGAGGAGATAATGTCAAATGGCGGATCAAGTGAAGGATCAGACGAGCAGCCAATCGCAGCAGACGCCTGGTGGAGAAAGCCAAGATGGTCAACAGCAGCAACAGTCACAGCAGACTCCACCGCAACAGACACAGGCTCCAGGACTGCCGAAGGAGCTAGCTGATCTAGGATTTCGAGATGTAAACCAGGTACTCGGATACATGGCCGAGGCTGGTGACGAAGCTCGTAAGTCCAAGGCGATGTTTAAGGCGCTCGCGGACCAGGTGCAAGAAAGGCAGCAGGTCCCGGAGAAGGAACTCACCGATGAAGATTTCATCCAATCTCCAAAGGCTGCCACAGAGCGCGCGACGAAGAAGCTGTTTTCGCAGTTTGAGGACAGAATCAATCCCCTCGCTTCCCAACTCGTTGAGGGAAATGTTACACTTCAGAAGATGCAACTTCGACAGGACCCTGTCTTTGGAGAGTTCGTCGATGATCTTGAAAAGGATCTGGACGCGTATCTTGCTACTATTCCTCCAGATCTCAAAGTTCGCCCCAATGCGGTGAGGACCGCGATGGAGTACGTTGTCGGTCGCAATTTTACAACGGTGTCGAAGAAGCTCAACGAGCGCCTCGCGCGAGCGGGCGCGGGAGCAGAGGGTGGATCAAATAGCTCAAGTGGCGGGGGAGGTGCAGCGAAAGCTCCTACATTAGGCGATGACGAGCGAGCCGCTGCGCAGAAACAGATCAACGCAGGTATATTCAAAGACATGGAAGACTATCTCAAATGGAGGGAGTAAACGATGTCTGAGGAAGGAATCAAGAAAGCTGAGGCTTTGCTCAACGACTCGACCCGGCGAGCACGGAGGCGGCGAGCAGGTCTGACAGATGTCCATGGAAAGAAGCCTGGTCGAGACGTCGTATTCGCTAGAAACACGAAAGCGGACATTGCAAATGCTCAAATGGCCGGCTACAGCGTGGTTCTGGCGTCGGAGAACAAGGATCTAAAGATTCCTGCAGCGGATCAGCAGCCTGATGGATCATTTGTCCTTGGCGATACAATCGCTATGGAGATTCCAGCAGAGCTGCGAAAGCGAAATCGGGAAGAGGACGTTCGGAATGTGGATCGTATGATAAAGAGAACTAGAGATACTTTCCACGAGGAAGGCCGCAAAGCGGGGGTTCAGACGTTTGAAGAGAAGGACAGCGATTTGGCAGAGGCTGAGGAGCGAAAGACTTATGAAGGTATGGGAAAAAAGCTCTTTGCAATGGGTGCGACCTTTGATGATAAGGGAAACCTTGTGCATCAAGGTAAGACTGTTGTACCTACGACATCGAAGTGAGGAGGTGAAATCTCGTGGCTGCTATTGCGCTTAAGAAGATGTACGCTCGGCAGAACATCAGCGGGAATTCTCCTCGTGTGGAGAAGTTCCCCTGTGCGGCAACGCAGTCGTTTGTGGCTGGTGACTTGGTGTATCTGGTCTCCGGTCGTTTGACGGTCTGTGGCGCAAATCCGGCTGATATTCTCGGTGTGGCTCTCGAAGATGCTGTCAGCGCGGCGGACGCTGTTGCGTTGCTTCAGTTGATCCCTGTGCAGCTTGCTGAGCCGGATACGTTGTTCCAGATTAACCTTGCGTCCAGCACCGCTGGTGCCTCTGTTGCGCTTACGCAGGCAATGCTTGGAGGGAGCTGCGGACTGTATAAGGATGGGACGGCTGGTTCCGGTCTCTGGTACGCTTCTGGAGTAACCCTCGGCGCAAACGATCGTTTGGTTATCGACAAGTTTATCGACGCTGTCGGTGATACGAACGCGCGTGTGCTGGTTCGGTTCCTCTCGAAGTATTACGATCTGTATCACACGAGCTAAGAGCTAAAAAGGAGGTGATTTCCAGTGGCAATGCGGACTAGTGGCTTTGCACATCTGTTGGCCCCAGGACAACGAAAGGTCTGGTTCGAGGCCTTTCAGGAAAGGCCAACGGAGTACACCAGCGTCTGTAACATCGAGACCTCAAGCCGCGCCTACGAAACGGACCTCCGGGTCGCGGGGCTAGGCGGTGTGGTTGAGAAGCCGGAAGGTACGGCTACTCAGTACGTTGAGGCTGTGCAGGGTGGGCAGAAGACCTATACCCATCTGTCTTATGGCCTTGGATATCGGATCACTCAGGAGATGTACGACGATGATCTGTACCGGGTCATGAATCGAATGGGGAAGGCCCTTGCTCGTGCTGTCAGCAACGCGATTGAGGTTCTCGGATTCAGCGTTTTGAACCACGCTTTTGATGCCTCGCCCGCGGCTGCGTATCAGGGTTTCGATGGTCTTGCGCTTTGTCATACCGCGCATACAATGCTCGGTGGCGCAACGCAGGCGAACCGGCCTACTGATATTGCATTCTCGATGACAGCGATTCGAGACTCGGTTCTCCGATTCGAGAACTGGGATGACGAACTTGGCTTGCCGATCTTGCTCAAGCCGAAGAAGTTCGTTATCGACCCCTCGAACAAGTGGGCGGCTCGAGAAATCCTTGGCAGCGGATTCAAGCCGTACACAGCGAACAACGAAGTAAACGCTCTGATGGACGAAGATTTGTCCTACCAGGTCGTTCACTATCTCGCCGGT